ATAAAACCCGGCTCCATCGGCTCCAGCACGCATCCCATATGCGGAACCTCCATCTACATCTTCTACTTTTAGAGCGGAGAATCTAGATACAGCTTGAATTCCGTATGCTTGATCCGCGCCATCTAAATCATTTATTTCTATAGCAGATACTTGAGTACAAGTTTTCATACCGTTTACAATGCCAGTCCCACTTGTATCAAGTTGTTGTATTTTACAAGCCGCAATATTATTAACAGTATTCATGCCATAAATATCTTCATTAACAGGGGAAAGAAGATCATATACATAAGAACTCGCTATTTGATCACTATCATATATCCCTTGGACTTCTCCGCCTGAACTATCCAAATCTTCAATATGCAAAGAACTTAATTGATTACATTGATAAACTCCATAAACAGCGGCGGCACCATCAAGGTCTACCATTTCAACTGACGATACTTGATTACATCCATTCATACCGTATACAATGCCTGTGCCTGAAGTATCGAGTTGTTGGATTTTGATGTTTGATACATTATCAATTTGCCTTATACCATAAATATTTTGATTAACAGCAGATTGACAATCATATACATATGCATTACAAAATAAATCACCAGCAGAAATTGGCCTTGCTTCGCCAGATGATGAATCTAAATCTTCAATATAACTGTTAATTAATAACATACTATTTATTCCAATGCCTATTGAATATGTTGAACCATCTAATTCTAACGCAATACTATTTATAAAATTTACACATGTACCAATAGCCGCAACATAAGAAGCAGTACTTTCTAAATTATAACAAATAGAATTTACACCATTATAACAAAGATAAAAACCAATTACATAACCACTACTTGTTAAATCATAAACTGAACAGTTTATATATTTGCTTGTTTTATTATGCAATGCAGTCCCCGAACCTTTAAAACCTGAAAAATTAGTATTACTCAATCTTGATGAAGTTCTACAATTATCAAATGTGACATAATTTTCATTTAAAAGAAAACTCTGTGTAATCGCGCTTGCTACTGTACCCGTACCCTGTATATCGACATTTTTCAAGTAACATCCCTCAGTATTGACTTCAAAATAACCCTGAGTATTCTCCATATCTATAAAAGCGCCATTCATGAATTCTACATGCGTACAATTGTTAGTCTCAATGTATCCCCATGTATCACCTCCGGACAATGCACCTGACATTTGATAACCACCGCTTAAAGGATAAACCTTAAGCACGATACAATCATCCACAATCTTATATTGATTAGCCGCTACTCTCTCTAAAACCGAATTAAAATCAGTCTGTGTCACAACAACATATTCATCCTCAGTATGGAATTGATCAAAATAATTGATATATTGATATGTCTTTCTATGAAGCCAATTCATTATATTTCTTGCTGGATACTCCATAAATAGCCATCCTGTGGCTTTTTTAGCCGCGTCCGGCTCGACTACATTATTAGTCCCAGTGACTCCGTCAACTACATCGCTCGACGCGAATGTTGGAACCGCGTCTGGTTTACTTGTTATTGCCATTATATTACAACCTCCACAAATTGTCCTGCTCCTGACATCACATCAGTGATGACAGAAGTGTCCGAAAATCCAAGGCCATCCCTTCCGCTACTGTCGAAGGAAAACGGCGTGGCCGTACCTGTTATGTATGTCAAATTCAATTCTACACCAGCCGCTCTGCTGTCCTCTAAAATCTTAACGTTATTTTGAGTTAATCTCTCAATATTAGTATTTATCAATACATGAGCTGGATAAAATTCCTGCAATCTTATGTAATCAGTTTCACTTTCAGCGACAGCCCCCGCAAGATCAAATAAAGCAGGTATCGATCCGCTTGACACTCTTGATTTAATTGCCGCCAATAAATCTATACGATAATCCGCGTCGGTTTGAGCAAGGTCTCTCGGTTCCTTGACTATAGTGCCTATCTGATCAAGGTTATAACCCGTCTGAGTCGTTATCGTATATAAATAATACATAGCCGTAATTTGAGCTGTTATCAAATCAAGCTGTATACTGAATAAATTCCATAACTTACCGAGATTAGATGTACTCGATCTGTTTAAAACACTTTGCGGAAAATATTGTAAATAATCTATACCTGCCATTATGTCACATTCACCGTTATATAACTTGTATCACATCGAGCATTTTCAGACGCTCCAATTGACAAAGTAGTACTCGCAACTGGAGTTGTTGGATAAAAAGCAATAAGAACTTCAACTGTGTCAATACCGTCTATATCGTCCATTTTAGTCATAGGCAAATAAGACCTGACATCTTCTCCTATCGCGAGACCTACATATTCAGTTGACGTTGTGCCGATAGTATCGACACCTCCTATAGCTTCGACAACCGCTGTCTTAATCGCTTTCCCAATCGCTGTTAGAAACTATATTAATAATCACATTTATAAAAACATCAGTTGGTTCATCCCAGTAAATAATGTGAGAATCTCCATTATCATCAGTTACCGTAGCGGATTGGCTCCCATAAGTCGCTATACCAGCGGCCTTTGATTCGAAAATAGTCTCTGCTATTTCAGTATCTGTAGCAGAACCGCTGACTATGCATTGCACGGAATGAGCTGGTAAACCATTTACATCTTCTTCATCTGTTGTGTTTTCATTTACTGTAGCTGTGATTACATTATCAAGTTCCAAGAGAGCGTTTATTATTGCCGGCACACTCGAACCGCCGGACAAATCTCTATCTTGAAAACGCTGCCTCAAATCAACGTCCGACTCAATTGGTGCACCTCCTGTACTAGCCAATGGATTTCTGACATCAGTCAAATCAGCTATTGTAATAGAAAATTCTGTTATTGTATTAGCTGGAACTATACCAGTCGACCCTGCGACAACAGCTCTTGAATCAACAGAAGTTCCGCTCGTATATGCTGTTGCCTCCGACAATGTTTCAAATTGTACTGCCTGTGGAGTTTGGATTAAAGTTCCAACAGGAATTGTCGTCTCGTTGACTCCACTTATACTTACGGAAACTAATGCCTTTGTTGCCGCCGTTCTCGACAGTCCGCCTATAGCGGCGACCCTGTCAAGACTGACTCCCTCGGCCGTATCCGGGAACATTGAATAATAAACATCTTCTAAATTTTCCCATGTATCGGCCAACGCCTGAGACATCAATTGAATGAATTGACCAACTTCTCCGAACTCTGAAAGTTCAATATCAGAACCAAAATTTTCAGGCTTTATCGCCTCTTCGTTAAGTTCGTCCTGTATATTATCTCTGGTCTTTAAAACAAAACCAGCGTCTGTTATTCCTTCCATAACTCATGTCGTTACGCTCCCAGATAAAAGTCCTTCCGTAGTCTCTGCTTCGAAATCTATAGTTATTGTTCTATTGCTATTATTGTAAGATACATCTATACTGTTTATTTTAAGCACTCTTGTATCTGCTAATATCGCGTTTCTTATCAATAACCTTGCTCGTTTTTCTAAAAAAGTTCGCTGGTTCAAAAGGCCTAACCAGTCAAATCCGCTATTTGGAGTATAGAACCATTCACCCAAAAACATAGAAAGCCTGAATTTAATAATCTGAGTTAACGCGTCTATACCCGTCAATGTTTCAAGACCGCCTTCGCCGTCTAAAACGAAATCATTATCCTGAACTTTTAATACTTTAATTCCCATCAACTCACCCTTGTATCCGTAGTGTCCCACGTGCCTATTTGCGCGGAAAAAGAAGTAGCCGCGACTACAATGGCCGCGAGTCCGGCACTTGAAGAACCGCCGACCGGTATAGCTTTCAAAGCCTCTATGAATGTATTCAAAGCTGAATCAAAAGTTGTAGCTTTAACTATGGGTTCAACTGCTCCGTCTTTTAATCCTATCGCGATATGATCTGACTCTTTGCGTATCATATATATATTACTAAATGAATAATTATCTTTAACAATACCGCCAAGCACACAGGCGTTATGAAGTTCAAAAGTTTTCTTAGAAGCTATTCTTGTATATTCTTTCAAGGCATATTCAATATCATGAGTGGAAAATCCTACCCAGACAAGATCGTCTTTAACATAAGTAGGCTTGATCGCGAACTCGTTACCATGATAAAAAAGAACTGGAATATCAGTCAGCACGGGAAAGTCTTCAGTCTCTTCAAGTTCATTTTCAATTTTGAGTAAAGGCTTTACATCCGCTCTCATAGTATCAGCATCGAATTTTTGTATCTTCCCGACAAGACCAAGTTGTATATCCGAAGTTTTTTGAGACACGAATTTATCAAGTAATTCAGTAAAATTCATATCTCGACCGCCTTAAATTCACATTCTGACTTTCCAAATGTAGAAAAATGTTTTCTACCTTCAGTTAGTTTGACAGTAGCCTTTGGAGTTCTTGAGTCTTCTATTTGCACAATATCACCTGTTGATAATTTATGGAAAAACAGAGTCTTAAATTCAAACCCTTTCTCATTCTTTTCTATTCTATCGATAAGTCCTGTAGATGGACTTATATACAATACTTGCCGTTCTCTATTATAAGTAGACGACTCCATCTTTAATTGTCCATTTTTAAAATAAAATATAGACTCAGTGTCTTTTGCTATATTTTTCATGGCTTCACGGAAAGTCTTAGCTATGAATGTTTTATAAGTCTTGTCACTACCAAGACTTATCTCTCCCGTGATACCGACCGTTGATAACATATCATCTATAATGACAGAAGCATTTTGATTATTATATGATTTCATAATAATCGAATTAGCCCAAATTCCGGTCTTATCTCCAATATTCATTTCAAGTATTATATCAGCTCCATGCTTTTTTACTTTATGAGCCATTATTTCTCCAAGCACTGTAGTGCCGTAATCATCTTCATACCCTGCCTCAATAGTTATCTGAGTATAAACTCTTGTCCTGCCCTGTTTTTTGCTTTCAGCAGTTTTTATCGTATCCGGCGATGGATTGTAAAGTTTTGCTACTGTACTCTCCAGGCTTCCCATACTCATGGTTTGTTCAAACTCTATAGTAAAAGGCGGATAACTAAAAAGCCTGCCTCCTATATTCACCTTCGCTACTTTGTTAAATAATGCTCTATCAGGCAATGACATACATCTTAACCCTTGCTAAACTCTCGTAAGTAACTTCGCTATCGTCAATTACTCCCTCTGTAAAAAGATCGTTTATATTAAACGGAATAACAGGATCATCAAACTCAAGTCCATCAACAACTGCATGATAAAGATAATTGCCGTATATAAGTCTCGTTGTATAAAGCAAAGTATCATCTAAATCATAAATCTCTACTGATATTCTGTCGCTCTGAGTGTTGTATCTAAATACAAATCTATACTGCTCACCAAGATCAAATATCTTTGATACCGGTAATTCAGAAGCTGATAACGGTAAATAATTTAATTCAACAGCCATTAACCTAACCCCGGAATAAAAGATTTTAAATATTTTAATAAAGATTTTTCTTTCGGCGGAGTGGGAGTCCCCGGTTTAGTGTCTTTTCCTTTTGCTGTTTTGCCTTTTTGTGTCGGAGTATCCCCACCACCTCCTGCCAGAGTGGAAGTTGATGAGGACACCACTGACACTACTTTAAGCGATATATCGACACCCCACCCATTAGATACGTCCAAATCTTTATTTCTTGTTACATCGGTAAGAATTAAATTCTCATAATCTTTGTCATGCCCATAATAAGTAAGCAAAGGTTTATCGTCCTGCCATAAATCTAATATATCAAATCTATCTTCAATAGTAGGATCACTAAATCCAGAAACATCCGTCAAAGAGAAATCGTCATCTGTTATCACAGCCGAAAAACTAATAGTTTTCGGGTTTGATAATACATGATCTGATATGTCTGAACCTGTCTCGATAGCATGATCTGATACTGTATAGCTGTCATTTTCCGAGAAGTTTCTTACCGAATCGAATAATACGTCCCACGTGCCGTCAGATAAAAACGCGTGACTTCGACCGCCGGTTATGGCATCACTTATTTTTTCAGTCAAACTCATAATGGTACACCCAACTCAGAAGCTAATATATTATCGCTTAATTCATTCAAAGCCTGTAAGACTTTCATCTTAATTTCTTCAACAGCTTCATTAC